CCAGTGGTTAAAGAACCAGAGTAGGCTGTAGCAATCTTGAATGGGCTTAGAGCTTCGTCACCAGCTGTTACGCTTGTGTCGAATGGACTTGGAGCTGTAGCTGTAGCTGTCTCAGCGTAACGAACACGTAGAGTGTGGATCTGTGCAACAGGTCCAGTCATTGGCTGAACACCAACGATTTCGTTAGCAATAACGGTAGGCATAACACGACGGATAACTGGTAGAATTACACGGTTTAGTGTAGCTACGTTACCTGCAGATGTTGCGCCAGCTGTAGCATTTTCAGCTAGGTGCTTGCGAGTGTTTTCTAGGATAACACCCATTGTGGTTCTACGAGAACCGCTTAGACCTTCTAACAGGGCTTCTTTTGTTTCGCCCCAGCGGCCTTCTAATAGTGCTTGTGTCATTTTCTTCTTTCCTTATTAGGGTTTCACTTTAGCCCTGCTAAACGCTTAAGCTCGACAACATTATTGCCATCGGATTCAACGTTGACTTTAGCAGATTTATCACCAGTAACTTCTACGCGACTTTCTGCTAGCATTGCTGGCTTTTCAGCCTTTGGTGCTGCAGCGGCGTTGTTTAGAACTGCTGGTAGATACTTGTCAAATGCAGACTTTAGTTTTTCTGTCTGCACGTTTTCCAACAAGCTCATCATTACAGACTGCTTGTCTTTGTTAAGAGGTTTTAACAAATCATTTAGAGTTTGTTCACGCTCTCTGGACTCTTTAATAATGCGGATTTCACGGTCTTTTGATTCAACTAGAGCAGCCTTTTCTTCAGCAGCTTTTTTAGCTTCTGCAATTAGCTGTTCTTTTTCTTCGATTGCTTTACGTAGTTTAGCAACTTCGGTATTCTCATTTAGGTGAGTAATAGCAAATTCGCTAGCGAAAGCTTCGAATAGACGACGACCAAAATTGTTCTCGCGAGCAACCTGGATATCTTCTTTTAGTTGAGTCAATTCAGACTCTAGCTTCTTAGCTACAGATTCTTTAACAAGGGCAGCACTTTGGGAAACAAATTGCTTTTGTAGTGCAGCTAACTTTTCCTTAGCTTCACGTACAAGTTTAACTTTTGTCTCGACTACATCTTGTTTGTCTTTAGCAAACTCTTGAATTTCTTCTGCAAGAGCACGGATAATAAATTTCTCTAGGCGAGCAACGCTTTCCTTTTGAACTTTACGATCAGCGCGCAACTCTTTGATTTCTTCTGCCAGTTTGGAAACTAGGAAGTTATCAAACTTGCCAGCACTTTCTTGCATACGCTTGCTGAAGCGAACGCGATCTGCTGCTAGCTGTTGCTTTTCTTCGTTGAATTCACGAATTTCTGCTTGGAGACTTTCTGAAACCATTTTGTCTAGAGCTTCGACCATTACACCTTTATCGTGTTCGTAGCGTTGTGCAAACTCATCGCGCATTTCTGCACGAATTTGTTCACGGGCTTCGTTTAATTTAGATTCCCAAGCTTCGCTGATAGCTTGCTTAGTATCTTCATTAATGATACCACTGTCTACTAATGGTTTGATAGCATCAAACATGGATCATTCACTCCTTAAATTTTTAAGTCTTTGATGAGGCGTTTTACTTCCTCTTGCAAATACATCTGTACTTTTTGATTTGCACCGGCATCTTTTGCCATCTCGAGTACCTTGTGTCCGTGACGCATATTCATTAAGCCCTCATAAACGGCTTTTGGATAAGCGTTTGGTGCACTAGGTTGTGCAACAATATCAACTGTGACAATTTCAAAGTCACTAACGTGTCCGTTGCTTTCATTAACGTTGCCGCTACCTCGGCTAGACACGCCTAACTTCACACCAGATGTAATCATAGCTGTTACCAGCTGACCCATTGGAGTTGGAAGAATCTTTAATTTACCGAAACCGTTTGGTCCATCCATCCACATGTCTGTGATCATATGGCATACACGGTCTAAGTTGATTTTTAGATCATCGGGGTGATCCAATTCACCTAATACACTATAACCTTCACGCAATTGTTTATTGATATTCTCAACTGCGCCGTTAATTTCATCCACAGGGTAAACACGCTGGTTGGCATTCTTTACCCCGCCCTGAATGAAAATACCTTTCATGTATAGAGACTTTTCTTTACCCTCGCCATTGGACTCCGCCAGAACTTCCATTCTGGCGTTGTCAAAAGATAAATGTTCTCTTAATAGTGACATTAGTAGTTAAACCTTACTTGGCAACTGGGCTGTGCTTGTCTGTACCAGCAGCTTCAGTTTTTGTAGCAGCAGGGGCCTTAGACTTAAATGTTGTCTTACCGGCATTGCCACCTGGGACGTTTTGGAAATTACCGGCGTGTGGTAAATTGCCTTTGCCTTTGCTGTACTGATTGTTTGGTTCTGGAATAGCTTTGTCATCTGGGTTAGCTTCGTCTGGGCTACCACCTACAACTTTACCACCCATGTCGTTTTTACCGGCAACTGGACTTGTTTTGTTTAGAGTAGCTGTGCCACCGGCGCCAACTTCGCCTGTTTCAGTATTGTTACCTGGATAACCTTTGTTAACTTGGTCAACGTATTCACGTAGCCATTCAGCTTCGGTCATCTTGCGTGGCTCTTTTTTCTCAGCTTTTTTGTCATGCTTGGCGTCTTTTTTGTCATGCTTGGCTTCCATCATGCCATAGCCTTCCATTTCTTCTTCATCGCCTACTTCTTCGTCGCCGAAATCTTCGTCGCCAAATTCGACTTCCATGTCATCTGCGCCCATTTCATCGCCTGCTTCTTCGCCGCCGCCAATGATACGCTCAAATTCTGCTTTTAGCTCTTCTAGATCGTCTTCTAAATCCATAACACGGTCTTCGATGTCGCCGGCCTCTTCGCCAGCTTCTTCGCCGTCCATGGAGAACTCTTCTTCAGAGCCTTCATCGTCCATACCCATTTCGTCTTCGCCTTCCTCCAGACCTTCTTCGTCTGCAGTAATTTCGTCGACCATGGACTCAACGGCATCGCCGCCAACTTCTTCTAGATCAGATTCGTCAATGAGAGACTCATAAATCTCGCGGCTCTTTTCTACAACGATGCTGTGGAAAAGTTCACGAGCTTTATCTTCTTGCTCATTGATAATGAATTCAATTAGTTGCTCATACTTGTTCATATTTGTTCCTTATAAAAAATATGCGAACGCAATTCTATATAGTTATTTACAAAATATAAGCAGATTTAGGGTTAAATGGGGATTTTTTGAATGATTTTTAAGAAATAATTACAATCCAGCTGCGGCTTGCGCCGGAACTTTATATTGAGTTGAAACTTTTTCCAATTTTTGCTCGTGTTCTAGTTTGCGAGTGTCATTCATAATTCGCAAACGATTTAGACGATCTAGCGTCAAACGTGACTGTCTGCCGCGGTTATCGTCTATTTTGTACACACTGTTATCTTGCTTTGGTGTATCAAAGCCATCAGGTGTAGGCTGGTATAATTCCATCAAATTCATATAGTTATTTAACCAAATTACATCATTCCGGGTGGTGCTGCGGCCATCCCCGGACTAGTTGGAGCAGGGGCTGCTGCCGGAGCAGCACCGGTCACTGATGCAGGTTCACCTTCTGCCCCAGTGTCAGTAGGAATTTCAGCGTTTTGTAGATCTGTGTCTAAGCCGCCTGGACTAATTCCAACACTCCGCAGTCCTGCTTCTCCAGCTGGGGCTTTTTCTGCGTCACCTTGTTCTTCAGCCCACATACGTTCATTGTCGACCATTTCTTCTTCAGACAGGCCTAAGTATCGTGTTAACAAGAAACGCTTAGATAAGTACGGATAAGATTCCAACTGAGTAAAGGAACTGATTCTAACTCCGTCGACCTCAGCTTGGCGATAACTTGCAAAGTTTTGTGGTTCATTAAACTGTAATTCGAACAAATTACTGTCGATGTTAATGCCCCTCCAACGCAAGAACATTTTGAATTCTTGATCAAGTTTTTCAACGACCATGCGCTGCAAGCGCATGCAGTATTGGTTAAAGCGCCATTCTTGAATTAATGCTGTGCCCACTCTGCCGTCACTAAAACTGTTTGGATTACTAGTTCCGTCGTCTAAACCTGTAGGCAAGTAGCTACTGGGGATGCGCAATCCACGGAATAATTTGTTGGTAAAAAAGTGTAAATCTGTAATTTCGCCTAAGTTTTGACCACCTGGTAGTGGCTCAACACTAGAACCTCTGCCGTCGGCAGTGACTGGGAAGAAGTAATCTTCGTTAGTGCTTAATGGATTATATGTAGCATCCATCATATTCGCGCCGCCTCCTGTTTGTGTAGGAATTCTGCGCTGGTGAACTTCGTTTTTAATTCTTTCGACGAAGGCCATGGCCATGTGACTTGGCATGTTACCGACGTCAATTTTGAATACTCTACGTTCAGGAGCACGCTGAACACGATAGATAATGATAGCGTCTTCTAGTAATTCTTTTTGCTTGAATACTTTGAATACGTTTTCTAATACGCTGTTACCGAAAGGCCAGCTGAAATCCAATCCCTCTGTTAAACTCAAATGTACAATGTGCTCAGCATTAATAGTCGCTTCATTTTGAGCATGACTAAATCTGCTGCCCCCACTGTATGGAGTTTGGGGCTGAATATACGCACCACTTGGGCCGCCTACTTGAGGGTGGTTAACGCTTATATCGCTGGTATTAACTGTGGTTGCTGTTAGATTTTGAAAGTTTGGGCTCAAATCTTTAACAATATATTGCTCAGGCTTTTTACCATCGCTTTCGTTAACAATAACTTTAACAACTTTGCTCATTTCAACCCAGAACAATTTGAATGTTTCTGGATCGCGAATGAACACTTGGTCACCGTATTTGATAGTATTACGGAATATTTTGAATGCCCTTTTGTTAAGTTCGTTCAAGCTTACCCACTGTGTAAGCTGCTCTCGAATGATCTTAACTTCGTTGTCTGTAGGCTTTTCTTTCCAGAAAAACTTAAATGCTGTGCCGTTTTCTTCGTTATTCTGTGTGCTAAACTCAGCAAGAATATCTAGTGCAGCATTTACTTCGCTGTCCATATCCATTTGTTCGTATTGATTATATCTCTCAATACGGTTTGGATGACCAACGTAAACTTCTGGCAAGTTACTTTGGTAATTTTTGTAACCAAATTGCGGCGTAGTAGTGCCACTAATTGGGCTCATTGCACCAGCAACGTTGGCGGTTTTAAAATACTTTTTCCAAGACATGAATGTTCTCTGTAGTCTTATATTTACCTATTAGGCCAGGGCTCGTGCAGTTTGTGTATTAAGTCTTATTAATTCTCTATTTTGTTCAATTAATTCTTCTAACTTTTGATTTGTTTGAGTCATTGCTACAACAACAGGATCATTCAAACTGCTTACTGGGCGCGGCGTTTCAATTGCACCTGGTGTTGTTTGAGTTCCTTCCCTTAGTCGTCTATCTTGGGGATTTTCTGGTGCTAGAGGTAAGCCCAGTCGCATTCTGCGCTGACCTTCCAATGACTCGGGACTTACATACCTTGTAATGTCTCGTTGTACTGCGGTTGCTGCACCACCCTCAGTTACCGTCACAGTGCCTGCTACGCTTCTTTCTTGTAACAAGGGAGATCCTTCAATGATACCAAAATATCTCAAAATACCCTGAATGGCTGCTCCTGTGGTAGAAATCTGGTCTTGAATAAATTTTGCATAATTTTCAATTGCAGGTCTGAGACTAGTTTCTAATGATATTTTTAAGTTTTCAAATTCTGTTTCAGCTGAACCTATCACTTGCGTGAGTTTATCTGTAACTTTAGCAGCGGCTTCCACAACAGTTTGAGCTTTTGTTTGAGCTTCGCCGCCTTCTTTAGCTGCAGTACCGAGATTTAAAACTGCTTGGAATACTGATTCTATACCTGCAAATTTACCTAGTAGTAAATTAGCTTTACCAACTCCTTGTGCTGCAGTTAATACCTGCTCTTTGGCAACAGGACCTAAACTAGCTCTTAGTTCTGTCAAGTCGGCAGTAAAATCAGTTACTGATCTAGATTGATCTGTAATACCTGATGCTATTCTAGTTAACATTTCTTGAAGTGCAGGAACTTGAGCTACTGCTGCTGCTAGTTCTGGATCTGTTATTACACCTTCTGTAGCCATTTGTTGTACAGCTTTTTGCAATTCGGCAGGCATACCCGCTACACCCAACTTAAACTTTGCTGCTGCTTCGGTACCTAATTGGCCAATTCGAGCCTGCACATAGCTCTGTTCAAATGCTTGCTTAGCTCTTCTTTGTGCTGCTTTTGCTTCTTCGCCTGTTATAGAAGTAATTGTTTTTAGACTTTTTGCATATTCGAACGCTTCCCTTGCGATTTCTGCATCCTGTTTGCCTCTGAGTCTTCCACCCCTTGCTAACATTTCAAGATAATCTGCAGTAATACTCATTTGATCTTCTATGCTTAAACCTAAATTCCCTAACTGTTTTCTAAATGAATTGCCTTGTGCATCTAGTGCGACAAATTGTCGGTTTACTTTGCCAATCAGCGCAGCGCCGCCCGACACAGTGCCACCAAACATTACCATTTGTTCTGCTGTTTTTGCAACGAATGCACCAATGGTTTTTATAGATACGCCGGAATCTTTTGCAATATTGCCTAAATCTGCTAATCCGTTTGCAAAAACAGCACCAGCATTACTGTAAGTCTGAAAAGTAACTAACAACTGTTGTACTTGATCATTAAGTATTTCTAAACCAAATTTAGCAGCTTCTGCAGCTCTTTCTCCTACGCTTTTTGCTACAGCACCAAAAATACTAACTACTGCCCCTGCTATCATACCTGCAGGTGTTCGAGCAGCAAGTGCAAGAATTTGACCCGTTGACTCTGCAATTGATCCAAAACCTGATATAGCTTTGCTAGTAGATAAAATATTATTGGTCATTAATTTTTGACCAAGATTGAAATAACCAACTGCGCCCGAACCTTTAGTCAATTCCGATGCAAATGCTTTCAATGATTCAACAACAAATCCGCCAACTACTGTGGCAACTACTTGAAAACCGTCGGCTACGGCCTTTGCACCTACCTGGGCTCGTAAATTAGCTAAAATCGCTTCTCTATTTGCTGTTGCCTGTGCCGACAAAGCATTGCCTGATTCAGCGGCCGCGCGATCCAATTGTATCAGTTGATTTGTTGCTTCGGACAAAGACAGGTTGTTAGATTTTACATTTCTATTCAGTTTGGCAAAATCTTCTTCTATTTTTACCTGATTAAGTTCATTGGTAGCGCGCCTAATAGATCCAGTCATTCCGCCCAGTACTCCAGCTTGCTGGCGCACAGCAAATGCTAATGCAGCTATTTCGTCTCGCAATGCGTCCTGTTGAGCTTGAATTTCTGGATCTAAGGCCATGGGTTATTGTCCAATAAATACTGTTATATCAATTATTTATAGGATTCGAACCATGGATTCAAAAGCCACAAACCCTTTATCTAAACATTTTAGACAACCTGCAATATATTTTAAATTGCCTAGCAATGGGCAATTTTATGCCGAGGGCGCATTAGAAATGCCGCCAAATGGTGAATTGGCTGTGTATCCAATGACTACAAAAGATGAAATTACTATAAGAACTCCTGATAGTTTAATTAATGGTAACTGCATAGTAGAAGTATTACAAAGCTGCGTTCCGGCTATAAAAAATGCATGGGAAGTGCCTAGTATGGACGTGGATGCTGCGCTAATCGCTATACGTATAGCTAGCTATGGTCACGAAATGGACATCAAGGTAAATTGCCCGCACTGCAATCACGAAAATGAATTTACCGTGGATCTGCGATCTATCCTGGATAAGATGCAAATACCAAATTTCAGCGACGTAGTAAAGATCGATAATTTAAAATACAAATTAAAACCGCAGAATTATCGAACTACAAATCGAATCAACATGTTGCGATTCGAAGAACAAAAAATGGTGAATCAATTATTGGATAACACCGAAGAAGACCAAACTAAAAAATTGGATATTTTCAGAAAGAAAATGCAAGATCTAATCGATCTAAATTTAGATGTGCTGGCAGAATGCACAGAATATGTGCAATTAGATGACAATACCATAGTTAATGATAAAAATCACATTAGGGAATACTACGGGCAATGCGATAAAAAAATTACCAAAGAACTCAGTGACTATTTCAGAGACAAAAACGAAAAAGTAATTAATAATTTAGTACAAGCAGTCTGCAGTAATTGTAGTTCAAGCTTCTCAACTAGTTTAGATTTCGACTATAGCAATTTTTTCGGCAAAGGCTTTTGACTCTAAACGAAGCAGAGATCGTAGCACTATTAGATCGTTACGAAAAAGAGTCAAAAGCCATAAAACGAGATACTTTTAAATTAATGTGGTACATGAGAGGCAGCATCAATACTGATGAAGCATTCATGTTATCTAATGCAGATAAAGAAATACTGAATAAGATAATAGAAGAAAATCTTGAAACTACTGAAAAAACAAAATTGCCATTCTTCTAAGATGTGCTACGCACATCCGTTGTTTCGCTAACGCTCACAACTTTTATCTTTATATAAAGAGCGAAGCGATTTAAGTATTCATCCAGATTAAGCAGTCACACTTTGCCCGCACAGGGCAAAGAAACAGTGCTTCATCCGAGTAGCACAGCCACTTAGCGTTACAACAATTACAGAGGCGGTTGTCCGGTACCTCGAGTTGCGTCTTTATACAACGGCGGGCTTGTATCTATACGCTAACATACATACAAACCGTGTAGCATCGCTGCTACGTCTTTTCAGCCTTAAAATCCTTTTCAAACAATCAAACTGGGGCATTTAACCAGTCATCATCCTTTCGGGTAGTGATTGAGTGCTCGTTAGCGCGACGAGTCTTCCATCCCTGTGACACCAATGTCCAGGTCTAGGGCACACGATTTTGGCTTGTGCGGGCCTTAACTGCTTAACCGTTTAATTTATTAATAATGTGGGAGCCATGGACACGGACTGATATTTGTCCGTTATAGTAATCTGTTGATTCTAAAACGCGCCTTGAAAATTGTTCTCTTGCTTCGATGTAACTACATTCGGCCTTTGAATTGCAAAAATAAAGTATTTCTCTTTTAAAATTTTCGGGACCTAATTGTGCAACGTCCTTTAACAGTTCGTCACTTGAGCCATAGTAATCTCGCCAATCTGAATCGATCTTTGAGCGAATTCGTTTTTTCTTTTTGTTTCCGTTTTTGAGTTTTACTGTTTTGTATGTGGTTTTACTAAATTTTGCTAATTTTTTGCCTATGTATTTTCTTCCAGAGATTGTGTTTGTGATAAGATATACGAAGCCCACGCAGGATTCGGGAAGTTCCTCAACTGGAGTGTCTTGAAAGTACCAAGTCATTGTGGATTCGTTTGTGTGCCATGTACATTAATTTATGCCATAATTAGTAGAGTTGTAATTTTTTCAATAGATTTTCATTTTCGTACAGCATGCCTAAATTGTATCTGTTCTGCTGTTCGTTAAAAGGGCTACACCAATTCAAATTGGTTTCGCGCCCATAATTTGTATAGTCTGGACCCAGTGCAAAGTGTACTACATTAGTTTTTTCAAGTCCCAGTCGGTTGCACCAATAGTTTTGTGCAGCAGAATACTTTGTGACCATATAGTCTACAGGGAATTGGTTAATTAATTCTAATGCAAGTCCCGCACTAAGCCTATTGCCAATATTTTCGTCGTTGCTCATTTGCATAGGATCATGTGGCTTTGACTTTAATAATCTGATAGCTAGCTTTGCAGTCTGAATGGGGAAGGTTTTGCTTAGACTAAACGTAATTTCCTCTATGCAAGGTCTAGCTAAGTCTAAGTCAACTACGCCATTGCTGTTGGGCAAATAGATAAAGTCGATTAAACATTTAGCACCAACCCGATCGCATTCGTCTAACATCCAGTTGAATTTTTCGTGTTTTTCGCCAGTTAACGCAAAGGGATAGCTGCAAATGCAGGCGTCGCCTGGCCTAATATCGTCATCTTCCAAGTAAGCCCAGTTAAACCCGGCCCTAGTCCAAATCTCCATGTGCCACCAATAGTCGCCCTTAAACACACGCAATCTGCGGTCTTTGTTCATGATGTAAAAGTTTAAGAAGCTTTCCTGCGTGCCTTGACTGAAGTTTCCGAATTTAAACAGATCAAAGTTTTGCAAGTTATAACGACTACCCGCTTTAATCCAATGGGGAAACTGCTCTTCAAATCTAGCCACAGTCCATGGGTCTTTAAGATACTTTGTACAGTTAACAGACTGCACAAAATCAATTACCTGCTGATCTTTAATAGCATTACCACTGCTAAAAATGCTTCTTGCTCTGGAGCGAATTTCCCAGAACTGATTGTTTTTGGGATATGCCCACACAAACTCACCCGGGGTATCCAGTTTGTTTTCTGCACTTGCAACGCTCAGCGCCCACGCAATTTTTCTTATGCTGTCTACTTGTTCTGCAGTATTCATGCTAGTTCCTCAACAAGCTTGCAGGCATTAACAAAGTATTCGTAATCCTCTTCCCAAGATGCATCATTGTTGTTCTTTTGATGCCTAGTCTTTAGCATCCATTTTAGAACAGGGGCTTCAAATTTTAATGTAAACTGACCGTTTGGGCCAAAGAATAAACAGCCAGGAATAGAGTTATTGTGCGTGTCTACAAAAACACTGTCCCAGATCAATTCTTCAATATCATACTCGTCGATAATGATTTTCTCTAGTGTAAAATTCTTGTCGGCAACGATAGTGCCGTTTTCCACTAGAGTATCTGCATCTGTTTTGCCGTAATGTTCAACTACCAATGTGTTCGAATCTTCGGGTTTGATGTCAAATTGATATGATGGGCCCACAACGCCTTCGTATAAAATATCGTTATTAACGCTAATGCGAACATTGGGCGACCCGTTGTATGCATTGATATTGTTAAACAGCATTTTTATTTTCATTGTGATTCCTAAATTTCTTATATAGATCCCAGTTTTCGTAAAAACTGTTTAAACAGATCCTGTTGTTGAACAGTGCAGGATCAAGATCCAATTGATATTCTTTTAGCATGGTTGCTCTATTGTAAGTGCTCCATGCTGCATCGCCCGATGCAAACATTACAGTTTGACTGGGACTAATGCCCAAATCGCTACAAACTTCTGATTGCTTTTCACGATAGCTATTGTAGATAAAGTCTGCAGCGAACGATTTCATTAAATGAACACCGACACAAGCACTCAATGAGTGATTGTAATTAATATCGCTGTGTAGTGTTTGGCCATCCGCAATAGATGGTTTTGTGTATCTAATTCCAATCCTTAAGTTTGCCACAGTAAATGTTTTACTTAATCCAAATGCTACTGTGTCGATACAATCGTAATTTAGATCTAACTCAACGCCGGCAGCAATGCTAAAATAGCAGCTATCGATTAGTACAGGGATATTGTGCAGTTCGCAGTGATCCAGTATCTCCTTAAACTGAACAGGTGTATTGCCAGTATCGCAAAATGGGTTGCTGATTACCAGCGCGTCCCCAGACTTTAAGTCTGATACTGAGCGTACAAATTCCCAATCAAACGAATTACTGATCCAAGACTTTAAGTGATAAAAGTATTCTCCTACCAAACACTTAAATTTCTTTTTTCTATGCCGAATATAAAAGCTATCAAAACTTTGAGTTGTTCCTGTACTAAACGAGGGTTTAAAATTATTTAATCCCTTGATCTTATTGTTTTTACTAGCAGATAACCATTCACTGTAGTAGCTTTCAAATTGATCTAGCCAGTCGCGAGACTTCCAACCCGAAACAGCGTGTTCTGTTAAACATTGTTCAATTGAATTGAACACTACAGGATCTACAATTGCTTTAGAGCCGATGTAGAGATTGTTTGCAGCACCGCGCACTTTGAAAAAGTTTTCGTTCCTTTGGCGCTCTAACACATATGCGAAAAGTTTTCCTAAGTTTTCCATGTTATGTCTGGCGCCGATAAGAAATATTGTTTGGCTTGTTGCAGCAGTTCGTCTGAGCTGGTAAAAATTGTGTTTTTTAAGTCGGGTGAACTTTGTCTTTGCTGTATTAGCCATGGGTAAACAGGGTAAAAGAAACGCAATTTCCAAGTACCGTTGTGACCAAAGTATAAGTTTGGACTTATGCTATAAGGCAATTTTATATTATTAGCTTTGCAACTGTCAACGTAATCCTGGTTATATACTGGAAAGAATGCGCCGTCCCACAGTTCGCGTTCCAACTTTACCCCATCCAGTATCAGAGACTTTAGTTCAAAATGTTTGTCTTTAACAATTTTGCCATCCGCATCCAATTCATGATCTGCGTTTGTTTTCCCATAGTGGACAATTCTTAATTCGTGTTCGCCTGTGGTTACCGGAATAGACAAGCTGAGTTTGTCCTGCACCGGGCCCTCATAAGTTGGCGCAGCTTCGTCAATAATAATTCTGCATTGCGGATCACCAAAGTCTCGCATCGCGCTGAACTCGAATTCTAAATTAAGCATTTTCCACTAGCGATTTATATTTTTGCATCACAAATTTCAGTTGATCGTCGCACTTCCAGAAAGTGTAGCCAAGTTCGATAGCTAGCTCCTGTGCTTCAATTCTACGTAGAATTC